CACCATTCTAAACAAGACCCGAATTACGTTAGCGATACGGCACGGGTATTCGACAACCTCTACGCGGAGAGCGATTATGAAGAAGATGATGATGAAGAGTAAAGGCATGGCCCGTGGTGGACGTATGAAGTCAAAGGGCATGGCTCGTGGTGGTAAAGCCATGAAATCAAAAGGCTACGCAAAGGGCGGTGCAGTAGGCGGTAAAAAGAAAAAGGCAGCAAAGAAGCCTACCATGAGCCTTGCATCGATCCGTGCTGCTGCCAAGAAAAAGGGCTACAAGCTCGTAAAGGCGTAGTCAGATGGCACGTAAAGCCGACAATATGCCAGCCCGTAACAAAAAGAACTTTCGGCCAACGAAAGCAGGGGCTGGCATGACCAAGGCCGGGGTGGCTGCGTATCGTCGCAAAAACCCCGGTTCTAAACTGAAGACTGCAGTCACTGGCAAAGTCAAACCCGGAAGCAAGGATGCCAAGCGGCGTAAGTCGTTCTGTGCGCGTTCTGCTGGACAGATGAAAAAGTTTCCGAAGGCTGCAAAGAATCCGAATAGCCGCCTTAGACAGGCGCGGAAGAGGTGGAAATGCTAACTGCGCTGATCGGCCCGATAGCCAATTTAGCTGGTACATGGCTAGAGGGTAAGGTCG